GGCGTAATTGTTGGATTAATTGCAAAGGGTGACGCTAAAAAAGATACATCTAATTTTGTTATTAAGGCGGTTTAAAATGATATCTGAATTATTTATATTACTATTAATTGTATACGTTGCATTATCTCCATTAATATGGGATGCAATGCAAATTAACAAACGAGATAAAAAAGACGGTATAAAATGAGCAATAAAACAAATATGATTATATATAAAAATATTGAAATTATATTATTAAAAGATAAGACGATATTTATGTGTATGCATTCACAACATAGATTCATAACATACAAACCAACAAACAAAAAAGAATCTATAAATTTAATTGATAAAGGTTACGTTATCTTTGAAGGTAAAGACGGAACATATGCTGACTTGTTAAGATACTGTAATAGATTCGGATATATAGATTAAAAGGCGGTACTAAATGCAATTAACTATCATAATACTAATAACACTCTATATTTTATATAGACTACTAAAAAAGAAACCTAAACACAATTACAGGGATGATCTAACCGACAACGATTATATGTAAATACAATCACAACACAAAGCACTAAACCCACTTAAATCGGTGGGTTTTTTGTTTCCCATACATAAGCCTACATAATAAACAAATCTAATTAAATAAGATCACTTAAACGCCTTAAACATTGTTAGTAATATTTAGTAATTAATATATGTATGAATAAAGGGGTCAACGCACCTCTTATAATGCTATTATTAACTACAAAACACCACTTTTAAGACGTTATTATGTTAATATGGTACTAACACTCCATAAAAATAAATCTATCCTTAATTAAGCAATTTAATTTAAGGTCATTTATTTACCTGTTTTGATCTGTTGAGCGTTATGAGCGTTATATATAGCATACCGACTGGTCGGTCGGAGTTACCCCTGTGGGGGTATGGAATCTTTTCTTGGTTTGGGGCTACCGTTCCTCAAAAAATGTAAAACCTAACTACCAAAAAAAATAAAAAATAGATCTACCACATAAAACTACCATAATATCTACGATAGTGTTTATATTAGTCGGTTGTATTTTTAAGGTAAAAGGGAGTGTATGAAGAAAGAAATAGAATACTACTTACAGAACCACGATCCGTTGAAGAAATATGAAAAGAAGGACAGTTTGATGTACTGTGGTAGTTGTGAATCGGTATGGGAATCGTTTTGGGTTGGCAGGACATTTTTTAAGAAGTATCCTGATATGCCTACGTATGGATTAGAACGTGTTGAGTGTGATGAGTGTAAATCTAAAGAGGTGCTGTATGGGTGATTTGACTTCTCCACGTAAGGTTCAGGCTATTGAGTTGTACGCCTTGCAGCCAAGTATTACAGCGAAGGAGGTTGCTAATTCGTTGGGTGTTAGTTTTAAGACTGTTGAGTATTGGAGGACTGACCCTAATTTTATTGAGGCTATTAACGAAAGGCATAATATTGTAGTTAGTAGTGAAATCCCTGCTGTTATAAATGCTATGTTAAGGGAGGCAAAGAGTGGTAACGTACAGGCTGCTAAATTAGTATTGGAGTTTATGGGTAAATTAGTTAAGAATATTAATGTAACTGTAGATTCGCCTTTTGAGCGTTGGATGAAAAAGGTAGAAGTAGCAGATGTTGTAGATGGTGAGATTGAAAGTCCTATTGAGTTGGTGGAGGAGATTCCAGAAGAAGTGGTAGATATGTCCAATCTACCAGAACGTGTGGTTGAAGATCAGAATATGCGTGCCAAGAAAGAAAAACAGAGTGTAAGGAAGGCTATTTTAGACGAAAAGAAGAAAGCCAAATACAATAATCAACGCAGAGAATGGTACAAGTGGAAGAAACGTGCCAAAGCTGTTGGTGTTGAACCTCTTGCTGCTAAACGCCCCACTAAAGGACAACGTATTGCGTGGCAGGAGAAAATAGAAAGGAAAGAAAGAGGTGAAGAAGAAATCTAAAAAAGATCTTGAGGTTAAAATTCAGTTGCTTGAGCAGAAAATAGACTCATTTAACACCTTGTTTGGCTTATATGTTAAGTATAAGGATGAAAGTCAGCCATTTCAAGCGTTTCTAAAGAAAGAGTTGGAGCAAAAAAATGGTATCGTGCTATAATTGTAATTCAGAGATGATTTGGCAGAAAAACTTTAACTTTGACGAGTGTGAATATGAAGGTGAAGGTACAGTTACGTGTTTTATTTGCCCTGTGTGCGATACTTATGCTGAATTTGTCATTCCTAATAAAAAAACAAGATACCCACGCATAGATACTATGTAATCCCCATTAGGTATATATCTTTTTGTTTTAAGTATTCACAGATTTTATCGTAAGATTTACCATCCATTGCAATAAAGCCCTCTGATGATGTGTCTATCAACTTTTCCTCTTCGTAATAGAGATCTTCAATAATTTTGTTAAGTTTAGAGTCAAGTTTTTTGATAAGTTTTGCAATTTCTTCATTTGTCATATTACCCTTTCAAAAAGGAGGATAGTGATCCTGTTCTTCCTGTACCACTTACCCTCATTGTACTGTTTATCCTTTTTATGAGGTCTTTTAATCTTTTTTTATCGCCTTTTTTAGTTGCTCCCCTTAATCTGCCTTTTGGAGTCAGCAGGAATCGTCTTTGCTTGTATTTTCCTCTTGAGCTATAGTTATCCTTATCAAATTCGTGATATTCTCCATAACTCATCATCCAAATACCTTCTTTGACACCTTCAAGGGATTCTTTTAACTTGCCTGACCGATCAAGTGCAGGAGTTGGCTTAAATCCAAGCTTTTTTCGCTGAATTTTAGTGCTATCCTCTAATCTTTGGGGTCTTACTTGCCCTTTTTCAATGGCTTGTTTGGCATCTTTTGCGATTTGTTCGTGTAAGGATGTGTTGTAATCGTCAAATACCTCATCTACCTTGTTTAAAAGCTTGCGAAAGCTAAATGTTGAGGTAATTGTTACTTTCATTCGCTATCTTCTATGATTACATTGCTTTTATTGGAATTTATAATATTTTCGGCTTCAGATCGGCTTAAATCCTTGTTATACTTCATAAGTAGACCTGCTTGATCAATCATATTGTGTTTTAGCATATGCTCATCCATAAGAATCTGATCTTGAACTGTTTTTGGATATTCAGGCTCAACAAAATCAAGTTTTAACTCTTTAGGGAGTTCAATATTGTTGTATTGTGCAATCTTTTTCTCAATATCGTACAAATCGTGTTCATACATACGATAAAGGTCTAAATCATCCTGATAATCTTCAAATCTTTCCAGATCTTTAATCTTTAGAGCTATGCCTGATGGAGTTTCGCCACCATCTTGTGCAAATTGCACATATAAATGGTTATTTTGAGCAACCAAGTCTAATTGAAATTTGATTGATTCAATAGTTGCCTGTATATCTCCTTCAGGAGCAGCGATACCATAAGTTGAACCTTCAGGTAGATCAAGAATGGTATCACTTCCTGCTCTTTCAAGCTTCTTATCTCCATACATACCAGTAATGAATGGTTGTCCAAACATTTGAAATCGTAAGCCAAGTTGAAGTTCTGTCATCGTTATATTTACCTGCTCGTTGCATCCAACAATGTCATTTGCTCCCTCAACAAAGAAAGAATCAACCTGTTCTTCCCTGTGAGTGAATAAGAATGGTATTATACCATATCCGTGAAGATATTCATTTATAATTACTCCATCTTCATCATAATGAATGTATCTCTCTGCATCCCAATAAGCATATTGTAGCTTTTCGTCTGAAGAAACATCATTCACGTTCATCAGTATAGGGTAAGTAATGGCAGTAGGGACAAAAGGGTTCTCGCCCAGATGTACGTCAAAGTAATAAACAGGTCTGTAGTCAAAACAGGGGTACTTCAAGTCATCCCTGTAAATGACTTGAGTGGCTACCGACCCAACCAATCGTGTCATACGCTCCACGTGCTTCATACGTGCATCTTTTTTGCGAGTCAAGGAGGAATATGTTTCACTCACATTACGAGATGCCCCTACTGTATAAATTCTTGACATTTTATTTATAAATCTTTTAGTAAAGTTTGCATTATACAAGGGTATTTCCCTAAAAGCATCAGCAGAAAAGTATTCCTCTATATATTTTTCAGTTTCTGTGCCTGTATAATAGTCAAGCATTTTGCGAATCTCCTCTCTACGAGCTTTCGCTATACTTAATTTATATTCTTTGACTGAATCCTGTATAATTTGTTCAGGTGTCATCTTGATATTACTCCTAATTGTCGTTGTCTTATTGGAAATCTATTTAAAAAGAAATACCTCAAGGCATCCATACTATGGTCGTGCCTCCCATCTTTCATTGGGTCAGGCTTTAAGTCTTTCCCCTCTTTTGCTTCTGGATAGCGATAATTTTCTAAATCTTCTGCTAAACCTGTACATCTATTGTCTAAATGTAAAAATCTTTGACCTTGTGCGTTCTCTATAAATCCTCTAACGTGGGACACGCCTGAAGATATGTTTCGTGAAACCTTATCCCTAATACTTCTAATGTGTACGCCTCTTCTCCTAAAAATCTCTATATCTCCAAGCCCTGACTGTCCCTGTGCTTGCATACCTGCAGGATCTCCATAATATTCCCTTACATAGTATTTTTTTGCCAATATCTTATCAACAAGCTCGTCAGTTTTTATGTTTTGTTCGTGTACAATCTCATCTATTACGCTTATATGGTCAAGTCCACCCATTCTATATGTCTGAAACCATAAGACAGATGGCATCCTATATCCAAAATCTACCGAACAAAAAGTTGGATAATTCGGATTATAGGGAAATTCACCCATATCCAAGTTCCTATCAAAAGGGTAAACCCTACCTTCAAACGAAGTAAACATTGCTCCATACTCTTGCTCATAAAGCTCTTTTGACATATTTCGTTTACGTTCAATAAGAAATTGATCATTTTTCCCTTCAGGAAACACTACATTGTTATCCCACGTTGGTGCTTGGTGCGACTCCCATAAATCATCAGCCTTCCCAAGCAAAAATAAATCATAGATCCAATTAAAACCCTCTGGTGTTGTTATGAAGATTGCTTTCCCTTTTCGGTCAGAGAGTGTAGGAGATAAATACATATCCCATATTCTACGTTTCATCTTGGCAACCTCATCCATTATCAGCAAGTCCAATCCTTCTCCTACAAGAGAATCAGGATTATCGGCAGATTTAGCCTCAACAGTAGTTCCCCACTTAAACTTTATAAAACGATCCTTTTCGGAGGCTCTTTCTATATCATTGGAGCGACCTATTACCATCTTTTGCCAAACTTCTCTAAACATAAGGTCGGCTTTGTCATACGATAACCCTACAAGCCATATCTTTTTATTTGGCTGGGAAGCGTAATAAGTTGCCTCCATAGCAGATGATGTTGTTTTGCCGAATCGCCTTCCACATACCATAACAAAGAATCTTGCAGTTTTTTTGTCAGGAAAGTGTAGCTTTTGCTGACCCTTATGAGGATTATACCCCATAAAGTCAAACCATTGTTTTTTATATTGGTGTTGATTTTCCATTAATACTTGCAATATACAAGTAAAGTAATTTAAGTTATCATACCTGTATTATGCAAGATATTGTGTATTACAGTTTCACAATAACTAAATATGGAGGACAGATGTCCGAAGATCAGATGGCAGCAACCGAAACAGCAAGTGAGGAAACTGCACAAGAGGCAACTACAGATTCGGCTGATGTAGGAGCATTAATTGCAGAAAGCAAAAAGTATAGGAAAAGGTCGCAGGATGCTGAAGCACGTTTAGCAAAACTTGAATCTCAATTAGCAAAGGCTGAAGAAGCTAAGTTAAAAGAGAAAGAAGACTTTAAGACACTTTATGAGCAAAATGAGGCAAAAATTCAATCTTTGACTGAAAATGCTGATAAATGGACTAAGTATCAAGAAGCTAAGACTGCTGCCTTATTGGAAAGTGTCCCTGAAGACGAGAGAGAGGCTTTATCTAAATTAGATTTTGAAACTCTTGAGTATGTAACTAGCAAAATTAAC